TTGCTTTTGGTAGCCTCTAATGACCTCTGGAGGTGCGTCATAGGTTCGGAATATCTTACGGACACGGGTTAGGTAGTGTGTGTTCATTCTTGCCTCGCTTTCAGCATTGCGTCTGCTATGAGATAAGCAATCTCGGCAACGTGTTCATTGCTGTACTCGCCAACAATTTCAGCAGTTAGCAAACCTGTCATAGCTTTAGCTGCAAAGTAGTCACGCATGGTCAACCCATGTTCGTTATCTGCCAAGTCAAAGTGCATGGCTGGAAATGCTGGTATGTTCATTAGCCTCTCCAAGCCAGTAGTACGCCAATACCGCCAAAGATAACGATGGCTAACACACATTCAACTAGCGTCTGAATAATCTTACTTTTCATTTGGTTCTCCTTTAATTGGGGGACTAAGCCCCCTGTTGATTTATGCGTCATCTAACATTAAGCTATTACGTTCAATTGCATCGTATTTAGCCATGCGTTGACCTTCATAGTCCCTTGCGTGAATCTGGTCACGAATGGCGCAAAGAATTGATTTAGCTGCATGAACAGCGTCATAACCAATGTCAACACCATTGTTAAAGGCTGTGTGATAAGCCTGTTTAGCTGTGCGATAAGCAATTTCTGCTTGTTCTTCACGTTCAAATATAGTTGTCATTTGCTTTTCCTTAATTACCCATTTGCGTTTTGCTGTGGGCTGATGCAAGTATAGCAAACTAAACAAGCAGGTCAACAATTATTTACTAAGTATTTTCCCTAATGTTGTATTCTGTTAACTTTGCTATACTTAGGGTATGGATAAACAAACTGCTATCACACTTGCTGGCTCACAGAGTGAGCTTGCTAGAATACTTGGAATAAAAAGGGCTGCCGTCTGGCATTGGAAAAAAATCCCTCCTTTACGAATTTATCAACTAAAAGAACTCAAACCAGAGTGGTTCAAATGAATAGATACCTTTACCATAAATCTTGCATGATGATGGCTCTATCTTTTGCGACTGAAAATCAATCCTTGGAAGACTCAATTTATCAGCTACTTGGTTACCACTACCACAAAGATGTAGCCTCTAAGATTTACTTTGAGATGACCCACAATGACCGAGAAACACTCCACACCTTAATGATTCTATGACCCAAGAAGCTATCATCAGAAGCCTACAGAACGGCTCTCTAACGTCCTACGACATGGAGAACCTCACAGGCATACCTAGACTACATATCGTGGCTGCTTGCAAGCATTTGCACCGCAAGAAAAAGATTACTGTTGAAAAAATTAAGTTGGGTAGGTCTTGGGTTTGTCGGTACACTTTAGAGCCACACATGGTTGAGGTTGAAAAGGTAGAAGAACCTAGGTGTTTGCTAAATCCGTTTGACGTTAGGAACGCACAAGGCATCTTCAGTAAAGCTGAATATGCGGTGATGAACTCGCAAGCTAGAAGACTGCTTGGCAGACAACAAACAAACGAAATTACCAACAATCAATTTATCTAGTACAATGTTTTGAAACACGGCTAGGCAGGGAGTAATTATCCTGCCGAAAAGAGAAGTCTCCCCTCCTGCCGCAGTTTCTTTTTGGGAGAATTGGAACATGAGACTACTATGCACTATTACCAGTTTAATATTGGTGACTACCACAGTCACACCTTGCACCTTTCCGAGATTGAGGACTTGACCTACAGGCGATTGCTTGATTGGTACTACCTACACGAATCTCCAATTCCACTTGAGTTAAATGAAGTTTCTAGGCAGATTCGTATGCGAACGCATAGCGATTGCATTGCGACTGTATTGCTAGAATATTTTGAGCGCACTCCAGACGGATGGGTTCACCATCGTGCTGATAAGGAAATTGAGAAGGTTGGTGAGAAATCTACTAAGGCGAGCAAGAGTGCCAAGATTAGATGGGATAAGGTTAAGGATGCGAACGCATTGCCAACGCAATCCGAAGGCAATGCTACACAGAACACAGAACACACTACACATAACATAAAAGAGAAGAAGACACTCGGCAAACGCCTCGCTTCTGATTTTAGTTTTCCAAGAGAATGGGAAGACTTTTGCCAAACAGAACGTCCAGAACTTAGCCCTGTTAAAACCTTTGACCAGTTCAAGGATTACTGGATAGCCCAAGCAGGTCAGAAGGGTGTGAAGCTAGATTGGTTTGCTACTTGGCGTAATTGGGTTAGAAGTACAAACGCACCAAAACTAAACCCTGCTGACAGAGTAAGGCTCACAGTTGCGCCATCAAATGAGCCTGACCCACAACTTTTAAAGATTATGGCTGATGCAAAAAATGCAGCACCTATGCCTGATTTTGTTCGTCAGTTTGCTCAAAAAGTAAAAGGAAAAGTATGAAATTTCTTAAATCAAATCCAATTGAATTTTATGTTTCAAAACTTGGTTACCTTGTTTTTAAAAATTATGAAATATCAATAGTTTTAACTCCAGAACAAACTAAAGTTCTTGCAGGCCAACTTCCAGAACTTATGGAGTTGCAAGAAAAACAATGGACGGGGGTTGAAGAAGAATGAACTTTGAATGGCCTACAAATGACAAACGAAGAACTAGAACACTTCAGAAACTGCGAAGCGAGAGAGTGGATACGCAGATTCAACAAAAAGAAATTGACGATTGGCTCAAGCAAAGCGTTGCTCTGGTGGCAGGGAGTGTGCGTGGACTTGGAACGAATCAGAGGAAAGTCCGCTACTTTGGATTTGAGAAACCGCATGAACAAACTAAGGGGTAAAGAATGACCTTTCAAGTAATGTTTACGATTTATGGTGAACCAGTAGCTAAGGGCAGACCTAAGTTTGCCAGAAGGGGTAACTTTGTCCAAACCTACACCCCTACCAAGACAAAAACGTATGAAGACGAAGTTCACTACATGGCTGCTTGTGCAATGGGGTCATCAAAGCCCTTAGAAGGGGCTGTAGAGGCTTATATCTGCATAACCCATGCAATTCCAGTGTCGTACAGTAAAAAGCGCAGATTGGCTTGTTTATCTGGAGAAGAAAAACACCTAAAGAAACCCGATTCTGATAACACCGCAAAAGCAGTCATTGTTGGCTTGGCAGGTGTTTTTATGAAAAACGACTCGCAGATAACCAGTCTGCACATCACAAAACTGTACGGAGAAATTGGTAAGGTAGAAGTTTTGGTGAGGGAAGCATGAAAGCACCCTACAAAGCCATTGAGTTCATCATAGAAAACGCACCCAAGTTTGCCGAGGCTAAAGCACAGAGGATATACCTCGAAGAATTTAGAAAGACCAAGAAGGCATTGCTGATGAAACAAGCCTTAGAGATGGGCTTTGATTCTGCTGTATCTCAAGAGAGAGAAGCCTATGCCCACATTGAGTATGCAGACTTACTCAGGGGGCTAATGGTGGCAATTGAGAAGGAAGAAACCCTCAAATGGATGTTGGTGGCTGCCCAGATGAAAAGTGACATATGGAGAAGTGAGCAAGCAAGTGAAAGACTTGGCGTAAAAACTACGGAGTAGGGAAAATACTTAGATATATTTTTCAACAAAGTGTTGAGAAAACTATACAATCAAGTCAGCCCAAGCAATTCGCAAGGGTACTTTTAAGGACTACAAAATGAAATACGAATTTGACACAACAACTGGTGAAGGCTCTGTAATCGTTACTGTCGTGATGGAATACGAGCAGGACGAGGAAGGTACTTACAACGAGAACATTTCAGATGTGATTTACCAAAACATCTCGGTGATGGGCATCTTTACTGACCAGCAATATAAAGAATTAGAGATGGAAGGGACAATGCGTTTGTCTAGCCATTTACTTGCTGAAGCTGACCATGCCAAGATTATTGCTTACGAGCATGAGTAAGGCTTGGAAGTTAATTCTTGTGGGGCTGACTGCTTTTTGGGCAGCAGTCTTTCTTTACTTATTAAGGTTTTGGTATGACTAGAGAAGACGTTATTCGCATAGCCCTAGAAGTTGGCTTCTATGATGGCGAAGTTGATAAGTGTCAATTGATGCTTGAACGCTTTGCTTATCTAGTTGCTAAACAAGAGCGTGAGCGTATTGCTCAAAAGATAGAGCAATTACCTTTTGGTGATACTGCTGCCAGTTTTGGTGTTTATGTGAGAGAAACATGAAGTTTTGGAAGGAAAATATGAAAGTAAGAATTAAAAAAGACGCTGATGGCGCATGGACTGTTGAGACTAAAAAATGGTATGAATTTGAGTGGCGGTATCAAAAATGTATGGTTGGCGATGACGCAGAAAATAGAGCATTGGAATATGCTCGTCTGCTGCTAAACCCTGTAATCATAGAAATTGCATGAACAACAGACCCAATAATAGGGAACGACTTCACTTGGCAAAGATTAAAGAAATGCCTTGTGGGGTCTGTAATGCTTCTGGCCCAAGCGATGCACACCATATTGTCCAACATAACCAATACTTATGTATTCCTTTGTGCAAGGATTGCCATCAAGGTAGCTTTAACGGAATACACGGACAGGCTAGGATTTGGAAGGTAATGAAGTTAAATGAGATGGACGTTTTAAATCTAACGCTTGCAAATCTTTTCAGATAGCGCACAATGGACGCACTCAGTTGCCATTGAGACTTTAGAGGGACTTGTTCCCTCTTTTTTTTTATGAGATAATAAATAAACTCCGCAGGGACACCTATGTCTGGATTATTAGAGCCATCCGTAAAAATTGAGATTGAGATACAAAGCCAAGAGAAAAAAGGCGAAGCGTGTCCAGTTGCCACAGGTGACGTAGAAGTCAATCTTGAGTGTCGCCAAAAGGCTATCGACAAGGCTAACTACGGCCCAATGAATCCTAACGAGCCAAGCATGGATTACTGGCGTGACATTTCTAAGGCTTGGAGAATCTCACCCGCACAGGCTAAAAAGTCTCGTTGCGGAAACTGCTCTGCCTTTATCCAAACACCTAAGATGCTTGCTTGCATTGAGTCAGGCTTGGGCGACTCAGAGATGGATGCTTGGGAAGTCATTGATGCTGGTGACTTAGGTTACTGCGAAGTGTTTGATTTTAAGTGTGCTTCCAAGAGAACTTGTGAGGCATGGATTAGTGGTGGGCCTATTACTGAAGACTCAGAAATGGCTAAAGAAGACGATATGTCTGAAGGAGAATAATCTTGGGCACTACAAATATGCAGGCTGCTGAGATGATGGGTCTTTATTTGAACAAAGCTGCCAAAAAGAAGCCAGCACCAAAACCTATGCCTATGCGTGGAGAGCGTACTGCTAAAAACGCAGCAAAGAAAGCTAAAAAATGATGGGCTTGTACGCAAATATCGCTGCAAAGAAGAAACGCATAGAGTCGCAAAAGGCTGCTGGTAAAACTCCAGAGCGTATGCGTAAGGTAGGTAGTAAAGGTGCGCCTACTGCTGATGCTTTTAAACAAGCAGCTAAGACTGCTAAAAAGAAGTGATTAAGCGAGGCTCTGAGCAGTTTTCTGGCTATAACAAGCCCAAAGCTACTCCTAACCATCCCACTAAGTCTCACGCTGTTCTAGCTAAGTCTGGTGAGGATGTAAAGCTAATCCGTTTTGGTCAACAAGGGGCTAAAGGCTCACCTGATGGCACGAAGCGTAACGAAGCGTTCAAGGCTCGTCACGCAGAGAACATTGCCAAGGGCAAGATGAGTGCAGCGTGGTGGGCAAACAAAATTAAGTGGTAACTAATCATGGCAGATTTAGGTGCGGCATTTGGATTTTATCCACAGTTAAACAGGCGCAGACAGGGTAGCCCTGCTGATTCTGCTAATCTGCCTGTTGACGTTCTTAGAGGACGTTTAGCTGGCTTGTTAGGTTTACCTGCTGACATAGCTAATTTACTAAGGTCGCCAAGCCCAACAGAGATGTTTGGTAATGTTAGTTATGAAGCACCAGCGCAGTTTCCTTACACAACAGAAAAGTTCTTAAAAGATTTACCACTTGCACCAACATCAAGAGTTGGTCAGGTAGCAGGTCAAGCAGCATCATTTGTTCCGCTAAACCCAATGCCAGCCGTTAGGGGTGTGCAAAAGATTGGTCAAATGGCAGGTGAGGAACTGGCTGCTACGATGATGGGTCAGCGTCCTAATAGCATGATGAGCAAGGTAGTGCCACAGCCATTGTTCGCTGTTGCCCCAGAGCAAGGATTGTTATCTACTAAGGTAGAGCCTATTGAAAGCCTATTGCAGACTAAGCCACAAGCACCAGTTTCTGACATTGGTTTCTATTCCGCTACTGAGCAAGCAGCATTGAATCTAGGTAGAAACAAGGGAACTGGTCAGTCTTTCATTAACGACTTGATGAAAGCACCTGATGTTAAGAAGGAAGAACTGGCTTATACAGGGTTAGATGACTTCCTGAGAGACAAACCCAATGTTACTAAACAAGAGGTTCAAGACTTCTTGGCTAACAATCGTGTAGATGTTCAAGAAGTAACTTATGGTGCGCCAATAGCAGAAGACCCAATAGGCATTGCTGCACGAAAAGAAGTATTTGACAAGTTTGAGCCAGAAATTCAAGATTTGTACAGAAGAATAGATAAACCAGAATATGTGGTTTATGACGCAGAAACAAATACAGTATTAAAAAATTATACAAATTACGATGACGCATTGCTTGATAATTTAGACCCAATGGGTGCTTTTAGTAAAGCAAGAACTGGTTTAAGACCAAAAGAAAATTCTAGGCAATTACAACAGCAAATAACTGACTTGCAAAATTTGCGTGATGCACAAGCTGATGCTGTATATAAAGTTCCAGAATCAACTCCTACTAAGTTTGGTAGATACCAATTAGCAGGCGGTGAGAACTATCGTGAAATATTGCTGACATTGCCAGATAAGAAAAATCAATTTCCAGATTTTGAGCAATGGATAACTAACAGGTATGGTGGTGCTCAAGTTCCAGAAGGCGTTAGGCAAGCTGCAAGAAAAGAATATGATAGACAAAGTTCTGGATTAGGAATCTCTGGTGGTTATCAATCAAGTCACTTTAACGAGCCAAACATCCTAGCCCACATGAGGGTAAATGACCGAGTTGATGCTGATGGTAAAAAGATGCTATTGGTTGAGGAAATTCAATCTGATTGGCATCAAGCTGGTAGAGAGAGGGGTTACAAAACCAAAGAAAGTTTGGAAAAATGGTATAGCCAAAACAAACTTGATGATGACCCATCTTTTGCTGACTTAAATAGTGAGCAAAGAAGCGTTATTGAGCGTAATAGAAGTGCTGGAATGGGTGGTGATAATGCAGTACCAGACGCACCTTTTAAAGACACATGGTATCAGTTGGCACTAAAGCGACTAACTAAGTACGCTGCTGAAAATGGTTATGAGCGCATTGGATTGACTACTGGTAAGCAACAAGCAGAACGCTTTGATTTGAGCAAACAACTTTCTCGTGTCGGATATAGAGATGGTCGTCTTCAAGGTTACGACAATGATGGCGCACTTGTAATGAGCAAGTCTGTTGACCCAAAAGAATTGCCAGATTATGTTGGTAAAGAACTTGGTCAAAAAATAGCTGTAAATGCAGAAAAAGATGCTGAAATCAGAAAAGCACTTAGACAAGCAATTAAAGACGATTTACCAGAAGACCAAATTGATGCGTTGCGAAATCAACTAAATGCAATTCCTGAAGAATATTCAGGACTTGATTTACAGGTTGGTGGTGAAGGAATGAAAAAATACTATGACGAGATTTATCCTAAGTTCTTGGATAAGTACGGCAAAAAGTATGGCGCAAGTGTAGGAGAGACACAGATAACAACAGATTACGCTAGGGATGCAAGTGGGATTCCTGCACAGCGTCCATCAAAAGAAACAATCCGTTATCTGGACATTACTCCTCAAATGAAAGAGGGAACATCTAAGGGTCAGCCCTTATTTGCTGCTACTCCATTATTACCAGCAACAAGCCTACTAGACGAAGAAAAGCGCAAAGAGATTACAAGTCTGTTAGAATAAAGTATTACTTAACCTTGACCAACCCTAGAGGAGTCAAACAAAATGAATAAATTAGAGACAAAATATTCCGAAAACCTAACCAATAAAGGTAGAGGAAGACCCAAGGGGGCGGTTAATCGGGTTACTAGCGAGTTTAGAGAGACAGTTAAGTGTCTACTAGAGGATAACGCTGATAACGTCTCTAAGTGGCTTACATTGGTTGCGGAGGGTGATGAACTAAAAGAGATTCGCCCAGACCCTTACAAAGCATTAGATATGTTGGCTAAGTTGGCTGAATATGCCACACCTAAACTTGCAAGAACAGAGTTAACAGGTAGCGACAACAAACCCATTGAGATTAGCGTTACATGGGCGAAGTAATAGAAATTCCCTATAAGCCAAGGGAACACCAACTAAAGGTTCACGAGTTACTGGAAGGCAAACGCTTTGCAGTAGTTGTGGCACATCGAAGGTTTGGTAAGACTGTTGCAGCACTTAACCACTTAATCCGTGAGGCGGTGCTAAACGAGAAAGAAACTCCTAGATACGCTTACATTGCGCCTACCTATGGACAAGCAAAGCGTGTAGCTTGGGACTATCTCGTTAAATACACTACTCCGCTAGGCGGTACTAACAACATCTCAGAGTTACGAGTTGACTTCTGGGGTAGGCGTATTCAGCTATATGGCTCAGACAACCCTGATTCCCTGCGAGGCCAATACTTTGATGGGGTAATCATTGATGAGGTGGGTGACCAGAATCCTAAGATATGGACAGACATCGTTAGACCAGCCCTGACAGACCGCAAGGGGTGGTGTCTCTTTATTGGTACGCCAAAGGGACACAATCACTTCAAAGAACTGCGAGACAGGGCTGAGAAAGAGGATGGGTGGGGATTACTAGAGTTCAAAGCCTCTGAGACAGGTGTAGTGGACGATGTAGAACTAAAGCAAGCCAAGAATGAGATGGGTGAGGATAAGTACCGCCAAGAGTTTGAGTGTAGCTTTGATGCTGCTGTAGAAGGCTCTTACTATGGAACTATCCT